CTATCAGCGAGCTGGATAAGAAGAGCTTTCTCTGCTTCTTCATTACTTAAATCCATTCCATCAAATTCAATAACAGCTGGTTGTTTGAAACCCATAGCTTTTTGTATTGTTCTGATTTCTTGATTCCAGAACTCAAGCAATACTCTTCTTCCGTATTGTAGTCTTTGTGTGAGAGTTTTTAAGCTGATAAAGTTATTAGTTGTTCCAGCAGCTCCGAATGTACCAGTAAGAGTTGGAGGAATCCCAAGACCTGCATAAACCATGTTCAAGTGAGGAACATACTTTTCTTGACCAAGGAACTGATAAACTGTTGACTTACTTTCAATAAGTTCAATGTCTGGACCCCAAACAAGATCCATTGTTCCACCGCCAACATTATTTTGTAGAATGCTACTTAGTTTACTTGCGGCTGCAGCGGTTGGAGCAATCTTGTGATCTAAGCTACCAAGTTTAAAAATACGAATGTTGCTGATAGCTCCGTCAAGAGCAGCAAGGTCAGCAAGCTTTAGTTTTTCAATAGTGTTAATATCGTCCATCACACTATAAATGATAGGGTAAGCCCAACTTTGCCAATCGTCTTTTTTGTAATGATAAACTAGTGTTTTGTTTGGGTCTAAAAGATATGGCTTCTTTGTTTTTGATGCTTCAATAATATTTTGTGGAAGTTTTTCTACTATAGCAACTTCAGCAGCATTTTTTGGAGCGGTAATCATTTTTCTTAAACTAGTAGGAAGCATGATAGAATAAGTTTTACTACCTACAAATCCAGACAATGGCCCACCAACAACATCAACATAAACAGGATCAATAAAAGTATACTTCCAGGGTATTTCTCTTTTCTCTGTTTGTGGAACTAAATCTTGATAATTAATTATCATGTCTGGTGATGCCTGCGCCTTATACATTTCTTTTTCAACTTTAACGCTTATCTTTCCTGTTTGTCTATTTATGACAACATTACCAAGACGATAAAGATTATTAAGAAATCTTTCGCTACGATCTGGACCATGAACTTTATCAAACCAGTTCTTATAAAATCTTTCTATTCTTTTGTTTGGGTGAGAAATTCTAACGCCTTGACTGGCAAAATCACCCATAAGATCTATAACATTCTTAACAAGTCCTACTCTACTATAAATAAGATCTGCATTCCTAAGAATGCCTTTTAGTTTTCTAGGTATAGCTTCATCTGGTCTAAAAGCTTCGTAGTCTGATCTTGTTAGTCCTGGTCTGCCGCTAGTTCCATCTCCAGTAAGATTTGACCAATCTGCTGGCCTACCCCAACGAGAGCCCGATGTTCTTTCTACTCCGTTGAACTCGTCTAAGCTTTTAGAAGCAAGTTCTAGGGCTGTTCTTTTGTCTGCTAAATCACTATCATTCCATGTAACATAAGCGTTTTCATTAATAATTTCAGCATCAGGGATCTTTGGGTTTTTCATAATGGTATTACCGATAGTATTGTAAAAGTATTGGTCTCGAACAATCTTTCATACACCGGTTATCTGTATACTCCTTTGAAAATGCCTTCGTTGGCTGATTCTGTAAACCAGTTTGGTCCTTTATACATTTGTCCGTCTTTCTTTTCCATAGTTCTAAGGTTAGCTCCTATCATATCAAAACTTGCATGAGCTAACTCTCTGTTCATTTGTCTTGCTATCATGTTGGCTATAACCAAAGCACTGTAGCGGTCCTTGCGAAGTTTTCCTTTTTTACCATTAGGAAGTTTAATTTCTGGGGTATCCCATTTGTCTCTTCCTCCTACTCCATGACTAGTTTGAGTCATAACAATAGTGGTAAGCTCGTCCTTCAAATCTTCTAGTTCTAAAATACATTCACTTTCATTATCATAGACTTTCTTAATGTCGCTGTCAAGTATATCTTGACCATCTTTATTAAGAGCTAAGCCTAAACTAAGATCATCAAACCTTGGGAACAATAATACTTTATCCTCAAAATCTTTTCTTAGTCCGTGGTTTGCTGCTGCTGTCCAATCTGCTTTGGCGAACTGTACTAATTCTAGTATATGTAATCCTTGTTGATCATCAGTATCTTTTTCTTTATCAGGATCTATAATAGGCCAAATAGGAACTTCTCCATGCATTAATCTGTTTTCATCATGAAGAGCTTCTTCTACTGCAACACCGCCGCCCTGAGCATCCATTCCTATTCTTTCACAAGGAAATACTTTCATCAGCTCTCTAATTTTCCTGGCACAAAAACCATAGAAATCATGTTCGCCTACTAATCCTGTCCTTTGTCTATCCTTAAAGTTACTTCGATTAGTAGTCCAGCAATAAACTATGCGTGTATGATCCGCGTGCATTTCTAAAACAACAATACTAAAGTTATCTTGTTCGGAAGCAGGGTCAATCCCATAAACATATGTATGTTTAGAATTACCTTTAGTTACTGGGTCAAAGATTATTTCTCTGCCATTAATAGTTATAGGATCTTTGTCTCTTACTACACAACTCTCTATAAGGCTACGTTTAAAGAATCCATCACTATCAGCAGTGAAACAAGCGGCATACTCCATGTTATAAATACCGCTATGAATCGTGGCTTTGGCTCTAGCTACTTGTCTATCATCCATGAAACCTTTTGGAATAAGTTCATAAGGTATTCTTATTATGGAATAATCTTTCCAGTTGAAACTTTCAGGAGGATCATTGCCGAAAATTTCTTTTAGTTTGTGTTGGTCGCCCTTACTGTTGATAATAGCTTTATAGCGTCTCCAGTAATCCGCGAAGTGCTTGAAACTATAATCAGCCGTACCACTAATTATAGCTTGGTTTCCCTTTTTGATTTGAACAGCTTCTAATTCATCGCTCCAAAGACCCGCCGCTCTCATCGCTTTTTTGCGAGCTTCTTCTTTAACATTCTGAATAGGACTAGCACTTACAGCTGCAAATCCAGCCACAACCGTTTCATAAATATCCGGACTAATACTAGCAAACTCGTCAGCAATGATAATGTGCGCTCTGAGGCCTCTAATCTTGGACCCGTCACCCATAGGAACAGCAATAGCCCAACTATCACCAAGACGCATCGTACACCTGTCAACATCTCTTCGCGGTCCATCATCATTACTACTAAAAATGCTTCGTACTATAGGAGCATTCCTCCACATGTTTTCCATATATTCGAAAATAACTTTACTCTGTCGAAACGCGCTACCAACAATAACAATCTTGGTGCCCGGAACAAGAATACACTTTAACATACTATAAAGAGCTAAACTAAATGATTTACCAAAACCGCGACTAGCAATAAACATAGGAAACGGCCTATCCCAAAATTCCTGCATTAGTGCTACTTGTATTGGATGAAGTTCTATACCAAAAAGAAATTTGACTGTCGTACCAAAATAACGCGGGTTGGAGAGCAATCTTAGCAAATGCAAATCAGGGTTTTCCATGTCTTTTTTGTTTCTACCAAACAAAGGATTGTCTGGTAAAATTATTTCATTAAGATCGCCTAGATTGAGCCAAGCGTTTTCAAATATCGAGTTGTTGTTTGTATTTGTCATAAACGCTTCTCATTATTCTAACAGCCATTTTTTCTGCATTATCACTATCTCCACAAAAGATAGTATGTATTCCGTACTTTACATGAAAACTCATTATCATTTTAAGAATGTAGTTGTTGCTAACGCGCAATTTTTCCCATAATCTTTTTGGAATATCAGATCCTACCGGAAAGTTGTAAACATCATCTAGATCAAATTCGAACAACATAAACCTGTGTGGAATCTCGCTCATTCTTTCTAAAAATGATGGAAATCTTTTTTCTGTTATATTATTAGCGACTTCGCTAACGCTCTGTTTTCTTTCTATACAGAGTAAATTTTCTAGGCCCTCTATGCTATAGTCCCCAGTGTCTAATTTTTGTCTAGACGTAGTATGAGCCCCAAACTCCCAAGGTAGTTGTTCTCTAGTATCAACTATAATGGTAAAAGGATCATGATTTTTCATTAGATTCATCTCGATATTTTTTAGCTTTATTGATAGCTCTATTAACTACCATCTTTGCCACAGTGTCTACATAAGGTATTTTGCGCTTTTCGCATTCTTCTTTTAGCCAACCACAAATAGTATCAATATTTTCTTCACACCATTCTATGCCGTTCTTATTCATTTCTAAAGCATGTCTACGACAACTACAAGTTGGAGTGCTCTTAATTCCTATCATACTAAACATGCTAGCAAGAATACTACCAGGACCATATGGTTCATCTTCTATCGTTTTTGGGAATTGATTTTGCAGGAAAGACTGCATATCGTTCTCTGCTAATTCAAAAAGTTTAGCATTAGCTTGTGCTTTAGTAATATCTGTTATGGCTGTATAAGCTTCTTCTTCAAATAGCATTATAGGATTTGGTATGTGTTGTATTGTTATATAGTATTGTTTATAAATAGGAGCATCTATATAAATAATAGTAAGCTCATCTAATGTGATAGGATCAGGGGATTCTATTTGATTTGTTTGTGGATTAGTAAACTTAGAAGGTTTAATTACGACTGGCGAATTAAGTTTCATTTTTGTTTTCCTTGTAAAATTAGTTGATTAAAAAAGTTGATATATGCTTCTTCATTTCCTGTTATAAGTTTATGGTGTTCATAACACAAACTAATACCGTTATCTAAATGATATCTTAACCCCGGAAAATCGCTCCATTTGTGAATGTGGTGTGCTTGTAATTTGTTTCTTTTTTTACAGCCGGGCCATTGACAACAATGTTTGTCTCGGGCATAAACTTTTTGTCTCCATTGTTTGTATTGTGGGTCTTGATAATTTCTATAGGTCATCTAAATGTACTACACTTTCTGGTGTTAGTATTGGTTGGTCTACCATTCCGTCTTCGTATTCGTGATTGTCGTAAAGAACTTTCTGAGCTTTTTCTGTGGCCATAGCCAAAATGCTCATTTCCTTACCTTCCTTCTCACGAATTAGTTCATCTTCTAACATTCGGATCAAACCAACCCAACTACTTTTACCATCTTCAATTCTTTTAATACGCTGTTCTCTTGTAGCTTTTAAATCTTTTCCAATTTTTTGTTGTTCACTCAATAATTTAGTATACTCATTAGTATAACTCGCAATGCTATTCCTGGCAAAATTTAATTGTGTTTCTAAGTTGGCCAAACGAGGAATATCTCTTTGGTCTTCAGGCATACTGTATTCTGCATCAACTTGTTTCTGGAGTCTTTCTGTTTCTGCTATGTGTCTTTTTCGTTCTTTCATGCTCCGGTTAATAAGTATGTCTATGGTGATAAATTGTTTGATTTGGAGTTCTTCTGCAGGTAATACGTCTTCCCTAAATTGTTTGATAAGTCCTATCCATGTATTTTCAAAATATTCTAACTCTCCGGTTTCTTTATCAAACTGTCGTTCTATTTCGGGCCAGAAAGTTTTAGCGTGTAATTTTTCTCGTAGTATTTTGTCTGTTTCGTTGTCTTCGGCATCAAAGCTTAAGTTGTTGTTAACTATAAATTTTTCTATGGGTT